TCAAAAATCAATATAATCGGAAAATTGTTTTCCAATATCATCGATAGCTTTTTGGGTAATGTGAGTGTAGACATTCATTGTTGTTTTTAAATCTGAATGTCCAAGACGGTATTGGACTTGTTTTAAACTCAATCCTGCATCAAATAATAAACTTGCGTGTGTGTGACGAAAACCATGAATTTTAATTGGTTGTAAATCACTATCTGAAATAATTTGGAGGAACCATTTTCTAGGAAGACTCGGGGTCATAATTCCACCATTTTCAGATTCAAACATCAATTTGCTGTTTGGATAGGCTTGGTGAAGTTCTTCAAGAATATCACAGGTTGTTTTATCCAAACTAATCAGGCGTTCGCTGGATTTGTTCTTAGTGACAGATATTTCTAAACCAGCGGGAGTTCGGGTGACTGCTTTAGAAACACTCAGAGTCTCGTCTTTGAAGTCTGTCCAATTTAGTGCAAGTAGTTCCCCTTTACGAACACCAGTAAAAGCAAATAATCTAAAGATAGCAATCTTTTTGATATCTTTTGTAGCCTCGACAAGTTCCATAAATTTTTTTAGTTCTTCTTTATCGTAGAAGTCTTTTTGATTAGACACCTCTCTTTTGATTTTAGGAGCTGTTACAGAGGTAGCAGGGTTATTTTCCAAGTAACCGTACTTTATAGCTAAATTAAGCGTATTACGGACCAATCCAAGCAACTTACGTCCATACTTTAGCTTAGCTGACCATTCATTCTGATATTGCTGAATAATCAGTGGAGTAAGCTCGCTGATTTTAAAATGTCCAATAGATGGTAAAATATGATTCTTGAAGTTACGTTCAGTCTTGAGGTAGGTGCTTTCAGCTACATCTTTTTCATATTCTTTCAGCCATTGCTTAGATAGTTCTTCAAAGGTTATATCAGATTTTAAATCTTGTTTATCTAATTCTTCCTGAATTTTTAATATTGCTGCTCGGGCTTCACCTTTAGTTTTAAAACCTCTGCGTTTAATATATTTCCCGCGTCCGCCTTCTTTTCCTACATAAAACCTGAACCTATAGTAAGTTTTTCCATCTTTTTTCTTGTATGATACTATCTCCATGTTAAAATCACCTTTTTGCGTTAAAATTAACCTCACACAAATGTGTGAGGATTTTTTTATTTCCACAATTTATTTCCAAATGTTACAAAAACTGGGTCAAAACTATTAGCTACGTAAACATCAACTGTTTTCGCCTCTTCACCAGCTTCAAGCCCATCTATTTCTTTAGAAATCCCATCTATATAAGAATATTCTAAAGGTGAGTTGTTATCATCAACAACGATACATCGTGGTGTATCGATATAGTGTGCGGTAGTGTTTTTCAACTTGATTGGAACTAGAAGGACTTTTTTTCCTTTAAATTCAGGGTAGTAATCGATAAATTCATCATAGCTATCATATCCAGCATCTGAATATGCTGCAAGACTAATATAGGGTTGTTTTACTGTTACCTTCAATCCAGCTAAATCAAGTTCAGTTTTTTTATCATCAGCTTTTGTAAAAATATAACTATCATCAAATGAAAGTTTATTGCTTTTTTGGAGGACCTGAGTAACGCTATCATCATTTTTCTTTGTTGTTTTCTCTTTTTTACTAGACCCAGATGTGGCAATGCTAGTTATAATAAGAAGCGCTAGTAAGCAGATACCGACAATAACAGCAATCACTTTATCATTTTTCTTTTCCAATTTAAAACTCCATCAGCTTTTAACGTGGTTCAGTTTTGCACGTAGTGTTTAATCAATCAGGTTAAAAAATTCTTCTTTAACCATGGATTCGTTAATAGTGGTTTTTAAGTCATATTTTTGTAGGAAGTTGATGTAATTAAAATTCTCTAATTCATCTTTATCCCAATACGATAGTTCTTCTTTTAGAAGATGGTATATCATATTTCTGTCAGCTTGAGCTTCATATTGTTCACGGCAACGGTCGTAGTTAGCGGGGTTATGGTCCTTATGACCTAATTCATGATATATCACTTTTTTCTTTTCAATATCATCCAGGTAGCTATCTACAATAATGAGGTTGCTGGGTTTGTTGTAAGTCCCTTTGAGAGTAGAACCTCTACCATCAAAATAATATAATTCAACACCTTGTTGAGTACATGTTGACTCAGCAGACATCATAAAATCATCCTATCTTTTCTTATTTTCTATTTTTCATTCTTGTTTCAAGAATTGAACTGATTAGTTCAATATCTTCATCATTGAGTTCATGCCCATCATAAAAGAAGCTTTCTTTAGCAGCCTCTTTCAAGTCAATCTCATTGATGTCATCGTCAGAAGCGATTTTAGGGTTATTTGTACGTCCTAGAAGGTAATCAGTAGAGACGTTGAAATAATCAGCAATTTCTTGTAAACGGTCTGATTTAGGTGTTTTTTCCTTTAACGTATAAAGATAATTTACACTAAAGTCTAAATCCTCCGCTACTTTTTGCAGACTATTTCCTTGTTTTTTGGATAACTCTTTTATTCTTTCGAACGTTGAAAACATTGTAAAATCAACCTTTCTAGCCGATACGAAAAAACATTTTATAAAAAAGTGTAATTTTTCATTGACATATTTAACACTCTAGTATAAAATATAATTTGTAAAGCGAATGAATAACAAAAGCAATAAACGAAGATATAACTAAAAAATAAGTTTGGCGACTTTGATTTTTTCGAGTGATATCAAGTTGTTTGTTAGTGCTTTTCTTATGCATTGATTTTATACCAAAGTATAAAACGTGTCAATGGTTTTTATAAAAAAATTCATAAATTTTTTCGTTTTAACATTCAGAAAGGAGAAAAAATGACTCAACTTGAATATTGGATTTCATTAGTTGAACAGCGTTTAAAAGAAAAAAATTGGTCAAAAGCTGATTTGACACAAGCTGTTGGTTTAAGAAGTCCAGCTACAATTACAGAATTGCTCAAAACTGGTAAAGGAAGTGTTGATTTAAAACTACGTGTTTCTAATCTTTTGAGCATTCGTGAACCGTGGGAAGAGTTTAAAGAATCAGATGAAAAATAAACTCATCCTAAACTGGCAAAAGAAAAATCACCAACTAAATCAAGTGGTGATAGATAGTCTTGAGGGATTAGATGTTTGGGAAACGATTTTAGCCCTCGGGATGATTAGAAAGGTAATTTTATGAACGATATTTTTGAATTTCACGGATATGAGGTCCGTACAATGACAATTAATGGTGAGCCTTACTTTGTTGGCAAGGATGTGGCAGAGGTTTTAGGTTATGCAAAAGCTCGAAACGCAATCGCTAATCATGTTGATGATGAAGATAAAAAGGACGCCCCAATTCAGGGCGACCTTGGTGGAACTCAAATGATGACAATTATCAATGAATCAGGTCTTTACTCACTTATCTTGTCTAGTAAACTTCCACAGGCGAAAGAATTTAAACGTTGGGTAACAAGTGAAGTTCTTCCAGCTATTCGCCGTCAAGGGGCTTATATCAACAAAAATCTCAGTGAGGATGCTTTTATCAATCTCTTTCAAAATCAGAAAGCGATTAAGTTAGAACAGGCTAGTATGAAGCGTGATATTGACTACTTAAAAGAAGAACAACCTATCCACCCAAGTCATTTGGCGAATCTTGAGAAGAAGCGTAAAAAACGTGTTGTCGCCTTGCTAGGTGGTATAACTGCTGGTGCATATTTAGATAAGGATTTTTCTCGTAAGGTTTTCTGGGAAGCTGGGAAAGATTTTAAAGAGCATTTTAAAATCGGTCGTTACGATATGTTACCTAGAAAAGACGAGGAAGAAGCTTTTGCGTATTGGTCAACTTGGGAACCAAGCACCAATACAAAAATGAAAATTCGTCAATTAAATTCACAACTCTTTTAATGTATAGAGTAGGCAGGCTAGTAGTTAAAACGCTAATAGGGCAACAATACCAATTTTAGAAATACGCACGATGAACTCCTATTTTAGTTTTTAATATACAAAGTCCTTATTAGCGTTCTATCTGCTAGTCTGCTTTAAAAATACCCTAGGCTAGTAGCTATGGCTGTAGCAAGTAAAATTTTTTCATTTTTCCTCTAAGAATCTGTTTGACTTTTTACCTTGTTGCAAATCTTGCTACAGCTTTACCTGCTAGTCTAGGAAAACAAAAAAGCCACTGAAAAATCAGTGACATACAAAAATAACTTAACTTAATTATAGCACGAAAGGGATTAAAATGCTATGGCAATTGAAGTCTTAAATGAATTTGATAAAGCTTTTAGGGATGAATTGTTGGCAGAACTGGTAGAACTTAATCGTGAGGCGTTTGCTATCGTCAAAGAAGAGTTGAAAAATGACAGCAAATGGGTTGGGATTAAAGTTTTAGTTGAAAAAACGGGTCGTAGTCGCAAGGAACTTGAGCGCTTGCGTGACCAGGGAGTGTTCAGATGTCATCGAACAGGAAAAAGTATCAATAGTAAATATCTTTATGATTTGGCAGATGTCCAAAGAGTTTTAAGAAAGGGAGTATAACATGACATATCTTATTATTGGCTTCAGTTTTTTGGTTCTTTCAGAGGTATTCACTTTAACTTTACTTAGACGTAGAGAAGAAACCATTGAGTACTATCGTAGTAAAGATTATGAGGACTTAGTGTTTATGAAACGTGTAAAGAAGAATAGTGAGATGTGGGCACAAGCTCAGGCTATTAGTAACCGTTTTGAGGAAGAATAGGAGGGCTTTAGTGGCAGATAATAAGAAATACTACTATTTAAAGCTAAAAGAGAACTTTTATGACCGTGATGAAATTGTAGTTCTTGAAAGCCTACCTGATGGTTACCTTTACAGTAATATTCTTTTAAAACTCTATCTTAGAAGTCTAAAGAATGATGGTCGTTTAATGTTTAACGACAGGATACCATTCAATTCTGAAATGTTAGCTACCATCACTAGACATCCTGTAGCAGTAGTTGAAAAAGCAATCTCAATTTTTCAACAAATGGATTTAATCGAGATTTTGGATAATGGTGCTATTTATATGCTAGATATCCAGAATTTCATTGGTCAAAGTAGTTCAGAAGCTGACCGTATTAGGAAATATCGACAAAAGATAGAATCTGAAAAGCTGTTGATACACAATGAAAACGCTGGTGTACAAATGTACAACAAATGTACACCAGAGATAGAGTTAGAGAGAGAACAAGAAAGAGAGAGAGAACAAGAGAGATATTGCGAAGAATCGCAAATGTACATCTTTCCTTCTTGGCTAAATGAAAAGTCAATTGAACTTATAAAAAAAGGGAATCCTGACAATTACGAAAAGAGAATCCCGATTGCATACTTGAACCAAGTAACTAATAGGAATTTTAAGTATGTAGATAAAAATATGAGTTCTGTAAACGCAAGGTTTAAAGAAGGATATACACTTGAGGATTTTAAAAAGGTGATTGATATCAAATCAGCTGAGTGGTTAAACGATGAAAGCATGTCAAAATACTTAAGACCTGAGACGTTGTTTGGGACAAAATTTGATAGCTATTTAAATACCCCAACTCCAATAGCAAAAGATAAGTTTGCTTTTTCTGACCCGAATGCTGATAAGTTTGCTGGTATGGAGGATTGGAATTGATGCAAAAGGTTGATGATATGGCTAGGAAGTATGTTGAATTTTTGACCAAACAAGAAGTAGAAGAGCTTTGTGATTTACACGGTGTTAAGCTTTGGCGTATTGCAAGACCTTCTCTTGATGGTATGGTTACTCAGGAATTTTGTCCAGAGTGTCAAAAGCTAGCTATTAAGAAGAAGGAAGAAGAAGGTATACAACGTGGGCTTATTAATTCTGATATTGCAAGAGGCTATCAAGTTTTCCAAAAAGACAGCATTATTTCTGATGATTTAAGAGGGGCTAGTTTTAAAACATTCAAAGCTGAAACCGACTTTGACACGAGGGCTTTAAATTTTGCTAGAAGAATGTGCAGAGATTACTATCAAGGTGGTTCAGGCAATAGTGTGTTAATTGGTCCTCCTGGTGTAGGGAAGAGTTTCTTGACGTTGGCTATGGCTGATGGGCTTAATGAAGTCTTCAAGAAAAGCAGGATTGATAACAAGCCTGTAACGGTTGTTTTTATGCCTGTTGCTCGTATGTTTTCAAAAATCAAGTCATCTTTTAATGGTGGTGGGAAGTTTACTGAAGATTATGCTATTGATTTTTTAACAAAGGTTAACTTTTTGTTTTTGGATGACCTTGGTAAAGAGAGCTCGATGGCTAACACTATCAAGCCAGCAAGTGACTGGGTGCAAAGTGTTTTGTTTAATATTTTGGATGCTCGTAAGACTACAGTTATTAACACTAATTTTAGTCGTGATGAGTTGCTGAAGATATATGATAGTGCTTTAGTTGACCGGATTTTTAAGGGTTCAACTAAGAATAAACAGGTTTTAGTTTATCCGAAAGGAAGTATCAGTAAGCGATGATTGATAAAGAATTGCAGGATAAGAAGAAGCTGATTAGTGATTTTGAAACGTGCTACTGGGAGCTTGACCCTGTAGTTAAACAACAGATGCTTCTTTTACCATTTGATAGTTTTGTTTTAAAAATTATTGAGTGGCAAAATTGGGCAGAAATTGGAGGAAGGATTGAATTTTGAGATTTAAAGTAAGAGTTGGTGAAATGGAAACGGATGAGCATTACAACTTAGGTACTGCTTTAGGAAGTGCTCTATCCTTGGTAGGTTATGGTAAGAATTTACGTTATCAGGATTATAACGAGAGTATTCTAGTTAAGTTTTTAAAAGCTCATACAGATGAAAAAATTAAAATCATTGGTGTTAAACAGTTAGATGATGATATTGAAATGTTTACAGAGATTGAGGATTGCTGATGAGCTGGCTGGTAACGATTAATATCCCACGTTGGGAGCGTAAGGAATGTAAAAATGAAATTTACGACACGAAAGCAGATGCTTTAGAACGTCAAAAGTATGTTCAGGATGTGCTTCATCTACATGCTGAGGTTATGCAATACGAGAGAGAAGGTGATTAGGTGGGAATTGTTAAGGTTTATAAGTTTTATAATTCTGAGACGGAGAAGTCATTCACTGGTTTGGTAAAGGATGCTCGGAAAGCATTTGGTCTTTCAAGACATTTCTTTGATAAGAAAGTAAGAGAAGGGGTTATTACAAGGGCGTTTCTTCGTACGGAAATTGTGAGTAACTCCCAGGAGCCTCAGTACGTGTTCTTTAATGCTGATGGTGAATGGGTATTTACAGGGAGCAAAATAGGTTGTGCTAAGGAGCTGGGGCTCGATAATATTGGTGCTTTAGCCTATCGTATCAGGAAAGGTGATTATATTGTGAAAAAATATAATCCAGATGAGATTGACCGTGCTTATCAGCTGTCAAAGACTAAAAAAGTTCAAAAAAGAGAACATTCGAATAAAGAATATTTGTTCAAAGCGATTTATCGCTGTGGTATTTAAAGGAGGAAATAATGGATACATTTTTATTAGTTGAGTATTTCTTGAATGGAGCATTGATTTTTTCGTGGTGTATTTTAGTGGTACTGAAATTTAAGGAATATTTAACAGCACGTAAGTACACAAAATTGGTTAAAAAATTTTATGAGGCTGTGAAGGAGGAAGAATAAAATGGAAGAAAATCCGCAACGTTATGTAGGTCTGTCAGGACAACAAGTTAAAGATGTGTTGGTTGATTTTGCTCCTAGTCCTGAATGGGTTAAAGGTTGCTACTGGTCTAACATTGTGAAGTATGTATTACGCTTCAAAAACAAGGGTGGAGTAGCTGACCTTAAGAAAGCAAAAGACTATTTAGAATGGCTTATTGAAGAGGAAGAGGCTGAAAATGATTAGGATTAATTATTATAGTCAAAGTGGTAGAAAGCTTGCTAGTGAGGTTCTAGATAATGGTAATCTCACAACACAATTGTTAGCACTTACATGTAAGAAATGTATTTTGCAAGGTTTCTACTTATATGTTGCACAGGACAGTTTAGGGAATCGCATTAAAGAAGTTGTTCTTGAAGATGAATTAGTTTTAGAGTAGGTTGAAGGAGGAACAAAATGGAAGCTTACAAACAACGAATGATTAATGAATACAATGAATTGAAAGAACGTCAAATGAAGTTAGGTGACATGTTACTTGCTTATTCAAAAAATGAGTTGGACTTTGAACCTACTTGTCCTATTACATTATTAGAAACACAATGGTGTACAATGACTACTTATCGTAACATTTTAAAATTACGTGCTGAAATTGAAGGAATTGAGCTATGATTAATTTCCCACGCTATAAAATCACTTGTGAAAAGTTTGAAGTCATAACTGAAGACCCAGAGATGATGAGAGAATACATAACACAGTTCCTTGAGAAAACTGATGAAGTTGTAGTTAAGAGGTTGAAATAAATGAAAGAATTTAAGGAAATCATTGATGGAATAGCTCACTCACTCAATATGACAGTTGATAGCTTAGTTAAAGCTTATCCACACTTGAGAACAGAGTACAGTTGGTACTATGCTTGTACCACAGTTCAAATTGTGTTTGGAGCACTACTTTTCTTAGGTTTATGTGGTACTATCAGTACTTTTATACATTGGGTATATAACCTTAATGACTATCATTGCACAGAAAAGCAAATTGATAATAGCCTTACAATATTTACAATGGTTATGATGACTACCTTAGTCATATTTGCTATCTTTTTAATCTCATGTTTTGTAAAAGGCTTCACAAGTCCAGATGTGATGATTATTAATAAAGTGATAGGAACTATTAGTTGTAGAGAATAAGTTATGAATAAAGTTAGATACTTTGAAAAATACACAGGTTATGCTTTGGAAGATAAAATAAATGAATTTGCAAAAGATCATGAAATTGTCCAAATTTCAGTTTATTTGGAAGTTGATAAATCAGTAGGTGCTATGGTACTTTATAAAGCTTAATAACCCACAACGGTACTAGCAAGGTTCGAATCCTTGCGTGGGTATCACCAAAAATTTTAATTAGAGAAGAGGAAACTCCTGAAAATTTATTTCCGTAGTGCAATGGTGATAAGCACTGTGACCACAAAGGTAATTCATAGTATGTTCGAGTCATGCTGTGGTCATTAGACTAGGAACTAAAAAATAAAAAAAGAAAGTAGGTTCCTATGATAGCTGTTTCCTAGTCGGCAGCTTAGGACTCCTTTGATTTTTTGATTGCCTGAAAAGGCGGCTCATTCCTCAAGAGTGTTTTCCTTCATTCATTCCAGAACACTCTTGTTGTAAAACACGCAGGGTTTTATCATTTACCTGCAAAAATCCAGAAGATTTCTCGGATACACTACGACTAATATGGGAAGGTCGTATTCCGCAGAAGGTAGCCACGCTAGGCGTTTTAAGCGGTGCGAATCCGCTTGTGGCTATACACCAAATTAATGTTAGAAAGTAGGAAAACTTCAAACATGTTACTCAATAGATATTTTCCATAGTGAATAGAGGTGTACTATTCATTTGCTTGCAATGGTTTAGCTAGGGTTCGAGTCCTTAGGCAAGCGTAACCCGAAAAAATAAGTTTTTGTGTTTACATATTGGAGGTGGTTAAAACACTCCTTCTTACAAAAATTATTATGGTTAGCTTGTCGGGTGGCTAGCTGTAAAAAAGCCGAAATAAAAAATTAGAAATGAGGTTATTCTAAAGCAACTAATCGGCGAGTTGTGATTATACAAGGCGTTGTTTTGATGAGGTCATAATAAATGTTTTTTTGCAGTTCGTGCGCCTGACTGCTTTTATTGTGTAAAGTGTACAAAAAAAGCAAGGCTGGGAAAAACCTTGCATGAATTTTATGAACGATATGTCTATTATAACACAAAGATTGCGAGGTGTGTAGATGGTAATGGAAGTTAAGTTTTTTATGAAAGACGGAGAGGTAACTGTTGTAACAAGTTATAAGGAATATTTGAATCTTGTAACTCGTTGGTATAACAATGAAGAGCTTCGTTTAGGCAGTGCTCGGGTAGACTCCAGTGATGTCTTGGGATTTGAGGTGTTAGAGGAAGAGTGGACGACTGAATAAGGAGGGAACTGTTTGCTAGTGGATATATTCCTTTGGTTGGTATTTGCATTTCTGGTAGTAGTATGCTTTGTCTGGGTGGATAAGCATGAGGAACTTGTTGAAGCTTTTTTAGAAAAAATCTCACGAGATTTAAGGAGGTGTGCTATGTTTGGTACTTGTGATTTAAATAAACTTGATTGGACAGAAATTTTTGAGTCAATTGATAAAGGAAAATATGGAGAGATGGTTGTTGAATTTGATGGGAAGTATTATGAGATGACTATTCGTGAGGTGGAAGAATGATTGAAAATAAAATTTGTGAGCCTATTAATGACACAAACATTGTTGAAGTAGCGGGTTTTGTGAAAGAGTATCGTGACATTTGTAGGTTATTTAACTATGTGGAAAATGATGGGGTTGTAAAGATTTCTGGTTGTGGGGAGACGGTTTGCGTATATAAAACTACCTTTGATACTACCTTTAAAAATGGCATAAAAGAATGGTTAATTGAACGTCTTAAGGAAATTGAAAAACAATTGAATGTTTTTGGTTACACAATGCAAGATGAGCCAAAAGAAGTTAAGGTCCATGTGAATAGATTGAAAGAATTGGCAGATAAATATGATGAAAATTTTTAAGTGGCATAAGCATAATTACAAGAAATTTTTATATTACACTTTGTCTTGGGAGTCTTTTGGTCAGAGGGTTAGTATATTTAAAAGATTACAGTGTTCTTGTGGTAAACACAAAACGTATCGCATCCATAAAAATTTTGTGTTTGACAGTGACTTGAATGAAGAATTGGCTAGATTAAGAGGAATTGGATATGTTTCTATTGAAGAAATGGAGAAAATTATAAATGAAAATTAAATGGTTATCTGTAGTAGCGTTTTTAGTTGTTGGTTTGGTGGCGTTGTCAGGTTGCTCTACAGAATCTGATAAAGTTTCTTACAACATTAGTAAGGAAGCGGATAATTTTAATGTTCGCAGACGTGTGGCGGTTATCAACACACGTACAGACAAGGTTGAATTTAAGGTAGAAGGGCTTATTTCAGTGGACACGTCTAACAGTAAGAAATTGGTTGTGATTGCTGAGGTAGCCAAAGGCAAGTATAAGAAACATTTGATTAATATGACTAAAAATAACATGTATGTTGTTGAGGACCTGACAGATGGGACTAACGTCAATAAATACAAGTATGAGGTTGAATACATGCCTGAAAGTATTATTCCTGTAACAATTACGAATAACGAGTGAGGTAGCTTAGATGGATATTAAGCAAAGAACAATTGAAATGATAGAATTTTTTAAATACACAACTCCAAAAGACATTAGCGAAGAGAAGTGGCGTGAGGCTTGTGACAAGGCGATTAAGTCTATTGACCAGCTTAAAGAATCTGATGAAACTAAGATGAGTTTGAAAGATTTAGAGCGGGCGAATATACTTGTCCAAGACGTCAAAATTTTAAAAACATTGTCTAAAAGCAAAATTGAGTATTTGAGAGTGACATATCCAGACGGTAGAGACGACTGTATACATATGAAAGACGAGTTGAAGAAGAAAATTCAGAAGGTGTTTGAAGATTGTGCTGAAGAGTCGAAAGCAGAATTGAAAGAGTTGGGGGTTGAGTATGAATAAACAAGAAGTGATTGAGAAATTGCATGAAGCAGGATTAAATAGCGACCAAATGAAATACGCTGAGAAGTATGATAAGGGCTATAAAAATGGGATTGCTTATGCGTTAAATTTAGTTAGTAAACTTGACGAACCAGAGAAACCAGTAGTGCCACAATTTGTGGCTGATTGGATTGAAGAGTGTAAAACATTAAAATTTGAGCTATGCGAAGCAATGGATACCGATGTCTATGATGAAAAAAGCAGTTGGATTGAAGACAATTCAGAAGCATTTGCTAAAGCTTGGATTTACGGTTATGAAGTTGAGAAAGAAAAACTGTATACAGTTAAATTCTCGAACGAAGATTTTGGCAAAATGTACATTGGAATTTTTAAGAAATTTAATAAACTTGGAATAAGCTCGTTGCCTTTAAATGATGATGAGGTCAAATCATGGCTTACCGAAGATGAGCTCAAGAGATTTAAATTTTGGGAAAACCCAGCATTTGAAGTTGATGAGGTGAAAGGAGAATAAGCTATGCCAAATTGGGCTGAGGGAACAATTAAACTAAGAGGAAAACGTCAAGATATTATTTTGGCGTTAGAAGAAATGTTTAAAAACGATGATGTAGTCATCAAAAGAGAAAAAGATATTTGCGACTATGTATATATGTTTTTTGAAACGAAAAGCTATTTTTACATCAATGGAACAAGACGCGCATTTATTAATAGCTCTAAATTTGACATTATGATGGAAGAAGATTTTGAAATTATTGAAATAGATAAATTCCAGCAAGCATGGGCGGCTCTTCCTGAAAATTACACAGAAATTTCCAAGAAATATAATATCGACATTAAAATCTTTACATTTGAACAAGGTTCTCAATTCACACAGGAAATTGAAATTTCAAATGGTGAAGTTATAAAAAATATTTGTAAAAAATATGATAATTACGAATGGGACGTGCCTTTTGCGCATATGGGTGGATAGAAAGAGGTTGAAGAATGAGAGTACCAAAATTTAGAGCATGGTTAAAACCAGAACAACGAATGATTGGCGTCTATGAAATGACGTTTATTGATAATGAAGTTCTCATTATTTCAGATGATATGGACTTCTACACTGATGATGAGTTTAAGCTTATGCAATTCACAGGTTTACATGATGTTCATGGTAAAGAAGTGTTCGAGGGTGATTTAATTGCAACACCCTTTGAAGAAGATGGTTTATTTGAAGTACACATGGACACAGTTGCTGGTGTGTATACTAAAAGTACATTGACTGGTAAGGTACAATTTATTGAAGACTTGGATAGTTTGGAAGAGCTTGAGGGCTCTAAAGCTGAATTTGCTGAATACATTGAAGTTAAAGGTAACATTTATGAAAATCAGGAACTTTTAGGAGAAGAGGAATGAATTGGTATGTTTGGCTTTTTTGGGTAGTTTATGAATTAGGATTGTTAGGAGCATGTGTCTTTATTAGTATTCAATTTCATTCACCTTGGTGGATGCTGTTAGCGCTACTGCTTAGCAATAGTCTAAAAACAGGAGGAAATAATGATTAAAAAGTATATTAAAGTAGCACCTGTTGAAGCTATTCGGGTTACTGAGGATAATCATGAGGAAGTAAGAGAGTTTGCAAATAATCAACCAGTAATTTTTGGTGATAAATTTAATTATCATGATATTGAAACACTAGAAGGAACTATGCTTTTCGAAGATGGTGATTATCTCATTAAGAATCAAACTGGTGAATGCTATGTTTGTAAGAAAGATATTTTTGAGAGAACATATAAAGAGGTAAATAATGATTAATAATGTTGTTTTAGTTGGGCGCTTGGTTAGAAATGCTGATTTGAAATATACGTCATCTAATCAGGCAGTAGCAAGTTTCACGCTTGCTGTTAACCGTAATTTCAAGAATCAAAACGGGGAACGTGAGGCAGATTTTATCAATTGCATCATGTGGCGTAAGCAAGCTGAGAATTTCTCAGAATGGACTCAAAAAGGAATGCTTGTTGGGATTACAGGACGTATTCAGACACGTAACTATGAAAATCAGCAAGGTCAGCGTGTGTATGTGACTGAGGTTGTTGCTGATAGCTTCCAAGTTTTGGAAAGTCGTGGGAATGGTGCTCAGTCAAAAGATGATACTCAGTCACCTTTTAGCAATTCTGAGCCTATGGATATTTCAGATAGTGACTTGCCATTTTAAAAAGGAGTGCTTATGAAAAAATTGGATATGCTTAAAGAGTCGATAGATGAGATACTTGATGAATATAATTTCTGGTATGATGAGGCTCATAGAAGTTATAGTGAAATCGAGGCTTTAGAGGCAAAATATGATAAAGCTGTAGAAAGAAACAAGGAATTATCTAAGGCTTTGGGTGAAATGACTTGGAAGCAAATGAGGCACCAGGCTAAAATTAAAAAGATGGGTCGTAAATGGTTGGCTAGAAATTAGGAGGATACATGTCAAACAAAATCCGCAATGCTATGAGATTGGCTCTTGATGCTGAATTGATGGAATACCAAAATATAGATAGGAAAATTGCTGTTAGACAAATGGAGTTATCAATCAAGAATATATTTGACCTTGATAATTATATGATTGAAAAAGTTGGTAGTGATAAGGAAAGTGATTTGGTTCTCTATAATCTTGGAATCCGTAAACAGACAATTGCTAGGCTGTTTATGACCTTTGATAAGGAGGAGCATGAAATAGCTTACCATCGTTGGAATAAGGGGCGTCAGTGGGCTGAAATTGAGGAAATAATGCATATGAGTGAGCCTACCTTAAGAAGACGTAAGAATAAGATGCTTGATAGATATGCAAAATTGAAAGGTCTAATTTAAGATGACGAAAAAAAGTATTTAACCGTCACCCTAAAAAGTATATATATAAAGACAAGAGCGAAAGCGCTTGTCTTTTTTTATTATGGAGGTGGTGTTATGTGAAATATGTACAACCTATACGAGATAAGGACCAAATAGAAATGTTGAAAGATTATCTAATGGATTGGAATCCTAGAAATTTCTTGCTTTTGGTATTCGGTCTTAATTCTGGTTTGCGTGTTAGTGATATTTTGCCTTTAAAGGTTAGAGATGTACAAGACGATTATATAGAGGTAATCGAAAAGAAAACAGGAAAACAAAGGTTATTTCCAATCAATAGAACCTTAAGGAAAGAAATTAATAAGTATATATCTTTAAAAAACTTAAAACCTTATGATTATCTGTTTGAAAGTCGTAAGCGTTGCAAAGAACCAGGGAGAGAAGGGCAAAAACAACCTATCAGCGTTACTCAAGCTTGGAAAATTTTAAATAAAGCAGCTAAATCATGTGGCATTCATCACATTGGAACTCATAGCATGAGGAAAACGTTTGGTTATTTTATGTATCAGCATAATGGGCATGATGTTGCTATGTTGATGGAGATGTTTAATCATTCAAGCCCTGATATAACGTTGCGGTATATTGGGATAAATCAAGAGAAAATCAATCAGGAAATGGAGAGCTTTGGGCTCTAATTATTTTTTAAATCTTATTAATGCAATATATCGAAATCACATTGCATTGCTATTTTAAGAAATGTTGTTAAAGCCTATTAAAATATAGCGGTTTGGGTATATTGCTTGAAAGAAATAGTTTATAAGATATATTGCATTGGAAAGGGAAGGAGTAGGGTTGAATAAGAGCTTTTTAACTAAGGAATTCGGGACGGAAATTCTATGGCTACAAAGGTATTTTAAAAGAAGTTATAGCAATCCTCAAAATAGCCAATTAGAACAGATGATTATAGACCGTAAGCAAGAGCTTTTTTACCCGTGTCAAGATAGTGATATTAATAGCGGTTTTAAGACCAATAAGAGAAGCACACCAGAAGCCCTAAAACGGCTTGAATTGGAAGAGCAAGATAGTTTACTTAAAATCTATCAAACATGGCTCACTGCTATCGAAAAGCACCTAAAAACGAGTGATGCAAATGTTGTTAGAGTTGTCCGAGAAGTTTTCGTAAACAAATACATGAATGTGGATGGTGCTGGTCGCAAGTATTTGAATTATGGAAAAACCAGAACCTATGAAATTGTCTATCAATGGTTACAGGAGCTAAACATTATCTTTTTTAACGAACGCAAATAAAAAAGCCTCAGGAGTGTTCCTGAGGTTATTTTAAACTTTGGTGGTCAATGATAGCGCAGATAATTGCAATTAGGAAGATTATTCCAAAAAATCCCGCTATAATTTTGAGTACGATGCTAATGTTTACAAATAGCAGAAAGAGAAGCACAAGAGGGATAAGCAGTAAGTAAATCATGAGTATTGTTCCTTTCAGTAGTATTATAGCAAATCTATTTTACATTGCCTTGGGCAATTTCTACCAATAATTTTGCAAGATGGTTATAGCTTTCGAACGTGAATATTACACCTTTATATTTAAAACTGATACCATCATTAAAATTATGTTTTTGGTCAAATAGTTTGCATTTATTTATACTCTCTACAATCAGAGTGTTATAGGGTTGTGTTTTGTCTATACTAAATTCAGTTGCATAATTGCCAACAGGGTTGTTATTTCTTATCTTGATATAATTCTTATAGTTGCGAATTGTAAACATAGTAGCTCTCTTTCTAGTGGTTATATCGGATAGGAGCAAGTACGGCGGTAGCTAGCTCACATTCTAAAATAATTGGTTGATATGGGCGCTCTTCGTTGTAAAAAATTGTTGTCTCCTCACATTGTAGCATGCTAAAAATTCGGATAATCGTTTTTAAGTGATAACTATCTACTCTAAAAAAACCGGGTAGGTGGTTTAAGGGGTGGCAATTGGTAAAAGAACGGCTAGTGTAAATAAAATCTAATATACGGTGTTTCTTGGTTTCTTTAACAAGTGAGGAACCAGGATTTTTTTCAAGCTTTCGGATATTGTCAAGTAATAGACGTGTGTCAAATACTTGAATTTTAGTGTCATCTGTAACTTTTGGAAAAGTTTTATCCGTGTTAGGGAAAACAGTACAAGAAGAGTCAGCGAAAAGTTTTATATTAGTATTTGTATTGAAAACGTCATTAGTAAAACGAATCACCACACTTGAATTTGTGTATTCATAGTAGTCAACTTTTGAATTTGTCTTGTATTGGATTTGTGTAGTGAAAGCTTTAAAGCCTGTTTCTTTGCTATGAGCTTTTAAAGCTTTTGTAATACCGTCTAATTTGATTGTTGTTTTTGCCATTTTAATCCTCCAAAAAATTACAAGTCATCTCTATAAAGTGATGCATATTAGTAAGGTTGTTAAAACGATAGTTTTTACCAAAACGTAAAGCAATCCCATTTTTTTCAAAATCTTTCAATGTTTGTGTGGATACACTATACTGAATAGTGTTTAGAAACTCAAATAGTGAAATAGTATTATTTCTATCGAACTGTAAAATTGGTGTGCTATTTCTAAAAGCATATAAGCTAACTTTATTTTTTCTAATAATCATGTTAAACATATTAATCCTCCCAAATACATAGGTCATCTTTACAACGTTCGTTATCAAATGAATAATTAATAGTGTAGTTTTCAGCATCTAATAGAACCCATTCAAGAATGTCGTTTTCACGTTCTTTGTGGCTGTTAATGAATTGTAATAAGTCAGGTTCCCAACCTCGTTTCAAGTCGTCTTTAAGTATTCTGAAATCATCGTCAGTTAACTCAAAGAAAATGTGACGGTTTACAGAATCGTTTCCCATAAAGTTATCACAAAGCTCTTGATAGTCGTCTTCTGTATACATTTCAACAATGTCATCCAATTCTAAACCGTCAAAACGGTCACCTTGTGAGTAAATATATGTGTCTTCTACCTCGTTGTATTGGGCGGTGTCGTTACTACCGTTTACATAGTAAAGCAAGCTCCAAAGTTCTTCCCAAGAAGAACACAAGAAGTAACCTTGCTTGCATTCAGTCCCACGGAAATGGGTTGAATCGCTCCAATTTCCATAAGCCCAAAATTCACGGTCGTTAATATATTTAGTACTTAAAGCAAGTTTTTTCATGGTTGTATGTCCTTTCTTTTATTCAGCGTGTAATTCTATTGTTTTGATAATCATAAGCTTATAGCCTTCTGACTGTAGTAATTCAATTTCCCACTCATGGAACTCTTTTCCGTTCCAAAAGTCCATAACGTCTGGTTTTGGTCGTTTGTAGTAAGTCATATATTGACCTGTATTGTTATAGTCGTAATCAGTCACTTTTATCATTTGTAAGGGTCTCATATTTGTGCCTCTTTCTATTAATTGTAATATTTGCCTTGTGATTGTATATAAGCGCCATAGCGCTCTTGGATAGCGTTGTTAGGTTCTTCCTGCTCTGGTAGTTCGATTGTAATAGTAACCTCTTTTCTGGTTACTATGATAAGCAGGATTATCATAGCAACCAGGATAAGAAGCATAAGCGGAAGCGGTAAATTAATTTCTTGGTATGGCATTGTGTTACCTCTTAAGCTCTTGGATAGGCGTGTTTGAAAAATTCTAGCACGTCAGGGCTGTAGATGATTTTAGATAGGTCGTCTACTTGTGAATACATAACAGTGTAAACAGAACCATCTGTTAAAGCGATAGTACATTCATATGGTTCTAATTCACATTCCTTAACGTAGCCTGCTACTTGATGACCGTCAGGGAAATCAATGATAACGGGCTCTTTCTCAGAAGAAGAAACAGAAGTGACACCGAGAAATACAATAGCAATAGTCGCAATAGCTAGAATAATTTTTTTCATTTTAGTAGTCCTCACTTTCAAATGTTTCAAGTGTTTCAACCATTTCATCGTAGACAATAAAATCATCTCTCATGTACCAAGCTTCTTGGTAATCAATCAAACCTTCTTCTACCATGTCATTAATAGAATCTTGCATAGCTACAAGCATTTCATAATAATTACAAGTATATTCAAGGTTTTCGCAAGTGTAGTCGCTGTAGATGCTGAAAGCTTTGTTATCATCGTTTTCAAGTGAGTAATCGCGTGTAATGTAAATCATGTTTTTACCTCTTTCTTTTTTTGAGGTACTAAAAAAGTACCTAGAAGCTATTTACTATCTAGGTACTTTCTGATATACTATTAGTATATCTTACTTAGATAGTAAGGTGACTGAGCCTTGTAAGTTGTCGGATTGGCGTTTGAGAACTTACTTGGCTTTTTTTGTTTTATTTAATTTTCTTTATGGTCTTATTATAATCCTAGGATTTTATTTTGTCAACACTTTTTTTAAAAAAATTAAATTTTTTTTAGTGCTTTTAAAATAAGGTTTGGAATACTTAGACCGTTGTCCTTTGCTTTAGTTTTAATGTAGTCTATTTCTTCTTGTGTAAAGTTAATAGCTATTTTCTTATTACGTTTTAAACCAGTAGCAGGACGACCGCGAGAACGTTTCTTTTCTTCTTGCATGTTACCGCCTTTCTATGATATAATATTATCAAGGTATCAAGCGGAAGCTTATCCGCTTGACTTTCGTGAAAGCTAGAAGAATACTTTGAGTAATTTTATTATCGCTTTGACTAGACTAGTGACGGCAATCACTAATTTAGTTGTGTCGTTAATATTGCTCAAGGTTTTTTCTTTTCGCTTTGTCTTACGACTTTGCATAGCTTTCACCTCCTTTCCTTGATAATAAAGGAGGGGATTTCGTAAGTTGTTTTATCAACTTACAAGAATTATTATAATCCCAGGATTTTATTTTGTCAACACTTTTTATAAATTTTTTTAAAAAACTTTTTAGCCTTGGAATTTTTCCAAGGCTTTTTTTATTTCCATTAATAGAAGAAAACTAAAATAACTTTCTTTTTTTCTTTTAAATAGAAACAAAACAACGACCAAACAACAAAAGAAAAAAGAATTTATCTTATAAGCATATACATACTATTTCCTTTTTTCTTTTTTTAATAGAAGAAAAATTAAAAAGTTTACAACTTTGTCAATTTTGTAAATGTTCGGATTTTCATGAAAATAACGCTTACATCCCCCCTTTCAAAAATTTTGGTTCGGATTTTTTAAAAATTTTGGACCGGCGGACCCTCGTCTACCCGAATTTTTTGTCGATTTTCTCTTAATAGGGGGGTGTTTTTGAGAAAAAAACGAACGTAGCAAGGTTTTAAGTGCGGAAAATATACGGTTTTTTCGTGTTATTTTGTAAACATGAAGATAGATACAACAAATAAGCAAACTATGCATCCCTTCTATAAATCTGGGGAATGGAGAGCTCTTCGGAAGCTTGCATTGGAGCGAGACCATTTTGAGTGCGTTTGGTGCAAGGAAGAAGGTAAGCTCACGACTGAAAATTTGGAAGTAGACCACATTAAAGAGGTGGAATTTTACCCAGAATTAGCTCTTGAGTTGGATAATTTGAGGACTTTGTGCCACGATTGCCATAATAAAAGACATGGTAGAGCTACTTCTAAAAAGCGTAAATGGGATGATGAAGTTTTTGAATGGTAAGGAGGTAATAGTTTGGGTAGAAAGACAAAAAAACAGCTCAAGCTTGAGGCTTTAGAAAAGGACTTGATGGTGTTGATTAACACTGAAAGTGCTATTGAGCTTGAGAAGGTAGCACGTTACGTTAACTTGGTTTCTATTTTTGATGACCTTGATAAGTCTATTAAGGAAAAAGGGGCTATGGTCTTAACAGTTAATGGGAGTCAGGAATTTTATAAAGCAAATCCTGCTATTTCTGAGAAGGTTAAGGTAAACGCTGCACTGATTAAGTTAGATTCATTTTTTGATAAGAAACGTGAGGAGTATGAGACTAAAAAGGCAAAATCAAATGATATAGATATGGATGACTTTGTATGATACACCCATACGTTGATGCTTATATTGAGGAATATGAGCAAGGGAAGATTATTTTTAACAAGGAACGTGTGTTGCTTGTTGAATATATCAAGCGTGAGATTGTTCCTCGTATTGAGAGTGGAGAGATTTATTTCCAGAATGACCAGATTGAAGACTGCATTGGTTATATTGAGAGATGGTTTTTTAAGCTTGAGTCTTTCCAGAAGTTTATTATCTGTTTTGTCTTTTTGATGTGGTCCCATAATGACCTGCATGTTTACAAGCGTTTCCTGATTATGATGGGTCGTGGTGGTGGTAAGAATGGTTTGATTACTGGTCTTTCTAGTTACTTGCTTACCCCTATGCACGGTATCCGTAATTATAATGTATCTATCGTTGCCAATAGTGAGGACCAAGCGAAAACAAGTTTTGAGGAACTTTATAATACTATTGAAGAAAAAGAAAAGTTGAAGAAGCTTTTCTACAATACTAAGTCTGTTATCCGTAGCAAGCAGACGAAGAGTGAACTTAAATATCGTACTTCTAACGGAAACACAAAAGATGGTTTGCGTGATGGTGCGGTTGTTTTCGATGAAATTCATGGGTTTCAAGATGATAAGGACGTACGTGTTCACCGTTCTGGTCTTGGTAAGATAAAGAACCCCCGTGAGTTTTACATTACAACGGATGGTTATGTTCGTGAAGGTTTCCTGGATAAGAAAAAAGAGGAATGTATGAATGTCCTTACTGGTAAGGCGAAGAAGTTTAATAGCTGGTTTCCGTTTATTTGTAAGCTAGATGATGAAAAAGAGGTGGATGAAAAGGATAAATGGCAGAAAGCTCAGCCGATGTTTCACCCTCCTATGTCTCCTTATGCGGAGAATTTGCTTGAAACGGTTACTGATGACTATGATGAGTTGGAGGAAGACCCATCTGGTCGTGAGGAATTCATGACAAAACGTATGAACTTACCAGTGGTCGATGTTGAGCGTAGCGTTGCTAGTTTTGAAGAGCTTCGTGCTACTAAGCGTGATTTTCCTGACCTTACTTATAAGCCATGTATGGGTGGTTTGGACTTCGCATCTGTTCGAGACTTTGCTGCAGTAGGGTTATTGTTCAAGGATGGGGAAGATTATGTCTGGTTAAGTCATTCTTTTGTACGTAAAGGTTTTGTAGATAAATATTACAAGTATTCTAGCCGTTTGGATGAGCGTACTGGAGGTGCGAATGGTCGTCAAAAGACGGTTGCTCCTATTCGTAAGTGGGAGATGAACGGCTGGTTAACTGTTGTTGATGAGCCAACTATCAACCCCCAGTTAATAGTTGATTGGTTTGTGTCAATGCGTGATGAACATGGTTTTGATTTGCAACGTATTATCTCAGATAACTTCCGTATTGATGTTTTACGTCAGTACTTTGAGAAGGAAGATTTTGAGGTATCATTCTCTAATAAATTTGAGGAGGCTCCAGCGGGTTATCAGGTTGAAGTTTTGCGTAATGCAAAGGCTAGTGATAGTTTGTTAGCCCCTCGTATTGAGACTGCATTTGCTCAGAGTCATGTCAATTTTGGTGATAATGATATGATGCGCTGGTATACTAACAATGTTCTTCGCCGTTTAAAACCTGATGGAAACGTTGAATATATCAAAAAAGAAGATGTTCGCCGTAAAATTGATGGTTTCAAAGCTTTCCAGTATGCAATGTATCGTGCGGATGACTTAAATGAGTCAAACTTTGATTATGATGAATTTTATGAAGATATGTTGGATTGGTATTGAGTGCAGGATTTGTTTTAAGTCTAAAAAATTGATAGAATGAATTTGGAGGAATGATAATGAAAGAAGTTATTCAGTCCATAATCGCTGTAGGTGGTTTTGGATATTTGAATTATCAAATTTTAGCGGCAATAAAAGATATTGATTGGGGTAGTGAACAAGATAAAAAATATTTGCTTATTTGTCTATCTTCGCTTGACTATTCTATTTATTGGTTATTGGATATATTTTTTAAAAATCCGGTCATTGTAATACCTTTGACAATTTTAATAGCGGTTATAATTAGTTTTTTTATCCCATATTTGGTAGATTTTTTGTATTTTGTAATTAATTGGGTAAGAAAAAAAGAAAAGTTAGGGAAGTTAGAACAAACTTCAATGTATGATGTTTTTGCATCAGATACAAGTTGTCAGAATTGTTTTGTATTTAAATTAGGAGATAGAAATATTCTGTCATCTGGTTATATTTCAACTACTAGTGGAAAGGGAGATGACTTATCTTTGATTCTTTCTCCTTATATTTCTGATAATGACCCAGAAAAATATGCTTTACGTTCAGAAGATGAATTAATTGAATATCTTGACAAAGAAAAAATCCAAGCTAAGATTTATCTTAACTTGGAAAAACAAATTAAATTCATTTATTTTTAGGCTTAGGTTGTTGATGGAAAGCTTTTTCAGGAAGTTGTCTTGTTGTTGGACCTTTACTGTTTAAGTACTCAGTATTTTTTTGAGGCTGTGTGTTTCTGTCTAAAAAGTTCATTTTATCTCCTTTCTATAAAAATGGTGGTACATTTTATTATAGCACTTTAGCACCCCTGTAGGGGTGCTTTTTTGTGTGCTTAAAAAGGTGTTGAAATGGCAATTCTAAGGCTTTGTTTATTGATTTTGTGGGTAGTTCATTTAAAATCTTCTAAAAAGGGAGTATTTTTTAAAGAGCGGAAAATATGCGTTTTTTTCGTGAGAGAATTGTATCGTGGAAATTTAGGAAGTAGGGGTGCTAGTGTTCTAGCGCTCCTTTTTTAGTACCACTAGAAAGGAGTATCTCTGATGACAAAGTCAGGGCTATCTAATATGTGAGTCTTTTAGATTATTTTAAATTCCAACGAGCACCTACATTTTCTGATACAGATGATGGTGAAACAAGTGAACTTAGCAAAAATATCTCATTGAAATATGGTGCCTTGAACAAGGTTTCTAACTATGTAGGTCGGGGTGTTTCTAAAGCAAAATTTGTTTTAAAAGGCTCTGATGCTGAGAAACTTAATGATTGGTTATATAAGCTGAATGTTGAACCCAATCCTAATCAAACAGCTTCTGAATTTCTTGGTGAAATTGGTAAGGCTATGATTGAAGATGGTGAGGTCATGGTTGTTGTTTATAAAGGCAATCTTTATGTAGCGGATAGTTACAGTAAAGAAGAGGAGAGTTTAGAGGGAAATAAGTATCATGTGACATCTATTCAAGGGATGAACTTCGATGAATACTTTGATGCAGATGAGGTTATTCTTCTAAAAAATGAAAATGATAGTTTAAACAATTATCTTGAAAAACTTTGGGCGGATTATGGTGAGCTTTTAGGTCGTGTGATTAATCGACAAAAAACAGCTAACCAAATCCGTTTTGCTTTCTCTCAACCTAAAAACAAGATTCGTGAGATGGCGCAAGAAGCTGTAGATGGTGAGGCTAAGAGGGAATCGAATCAGCAACGTTTCTTTAACAGGGTTGTTAAGAAAATTAAAACTGAGTCCGTTGTTGGAATTCCTCTAGGTGATAAAAACAGCTATGAGGAATTTTCTAGTAAGGGTAGCGGTCGGGTTACTTTTATTGAAGATATTGATGGTTTGCTAACTCAATATGTAGATGACATCTGCCAGGTTATTGGTCTTCCGCCTGCTTTAATACATGGTGAGATGGCAGATAATGAGAAAAACTATGAGATGGCTGTTGAAATGGTTTTTGAACCAATTCTTCAAAAATTCTTGGATGGTTTACAACGTGCGATTTTTACTGAAGAACAGTACAAAAGTGGAAATCGCATTAAATTTACAGGTCTTCATCGGTATAACTTGTTTGATGTAGCTACATCAGGTGATAAGTTGATTGCTGCGGGTCTTGCAATGGCAGATGAGATACGTGAGGAAATTGGTCTTGAACCTCTCCCTAATGGTTTGGGGCAACGCTTGTATATCACTAAAAACTATTTAGAAATGAGGGTAGAAGGAGGAACTAAGGATAATGAAGAAAATCGAAATCAAGGGAGCGATAACGATGAACGATTATAAAGAGGTTTATAAATCTCGTAATCGTGCTTGTTTTGCTCCAGAAGATTTAGTACTTCCAGAAAACGGTGAAGATGTTGAAGTTCATATCAATTCTGGAGGTGGAATGGTTTTTGCGGGTAGTGAAATTTACACTGCGCTTAAATCATATCCTGGGAAAGTAACTGTGAAGATTGTTGGGATGGCAGCGAGTGCAGCTAGTGTTATTGCGATGGCTGGTGATGAGGTTCAGATTAGTCCTACAGCACAATTGATGATTCATAATGCGTCAAGTATGGCTAATGGCGACTATAATGCGCTTCATGCTCAAGCAGATGTAGCAAAAAACATTAATACGTCTATTGCGAATGCTTATGTTCTAAAAACAGGAAAATCACTTGATGAGTTACTTGATTTAATGAACCAAACAACATATTTCACGGCGCAACAAGCTGTTGAGGCTGGTTTTGCGGATAAAATCATGTTTCAGGATGGAATGGTATCGGATTATGTAGCAAGTATGGAGGATGTTATTCCAGATAGTATCATTGCTGAACTATATGAGAAAGATACAAGTTCTACTGATGCACTTCTTAAACAGATTATGGGACGTTTGGATGACATGGAAGAACGTCTTGATAGCAAAAACGTTGGAGATGTGCCTGTAAATGTTACTGTTGATACTAAAAAATTAGTAGAAGCTTTGAAAGAAGCACAACACAACCCGATGGATGATAGTCCATTTGGGAAATTTTTTAACACAAAATAAGGAGAAATAAATGGTTATTAATTTAAAAGAAACGCCTAAATACATGGAAGCCATGAACACTTTGGCTGAAAAAATGGCAAATGGGGCAACTGTTGATGAACAAAAAGAGCTTTTTGCGAATGCTTTTGAAGTTCTTGGTCAAGAGTTGCAAGACATGACTGAAACTCAATTGAAAAATCTTTTTGAGGAACGCAATTCAAATGCTTCACTTACTGCAGAAGAAATTAATTTCTTCAACGAAGTGACAAAACCTGAGGATAATACAGGTGTTAAAACTGAAAAAATTATCCCAGAAGAAATTATGATTCGAGTATTTGAAGACTTGAAAGTCGAGCACCCTCTTCTTTCAAATATCAAATTCAAAAATGCAGGTCTTCAACTAAAAGCTATTGTTTCTGAAACAGAAGGAACTGCTGTTTGGGGCGAAATTTATGACGATATTAAAGGTCAATTGAAACAAAAATTTGGTGAAGTTAAATTTGGCATGAACAAACTTACTGCCTTTGTAGTTCTTCCTAAAGATGCTCTTAAATTTAGCTATTCTTGGTTGAAACAATTTGTCATTGAACAAATTAAAGAAACAGTTGCTGTTGCTCTTGAACTTGCGATTGTAAACGGTGATGGTGTGGATAAACCTGTTGGTTTGATTAAAGACCTTGACAAGAGCACAACTGATGGTAAAAAAATCACTTTTGCTACTGAAAAAGAACCGATTGCAGACTTCTCAGACCTTGATGCTAAAACAGCTCCAACGTTGTTTGCTCCAGTGATGAAATTCCTTTCAGTTGACGATAAAGGTAATATTAAAAAAATCGCTGGTAAAGTTTGCTTATTGATTAACCCGATGGACCGTTGGGAATTTGAAGCTAAATTTACTACTCGTACAGACAGTGGAGTGTACGTAACAACTATTCCAAACGGTGTTAAATTGATTGAAACATTGGCTTTGGCACAAGGTAAAGGAATTATGTACGTTTCTGACCGTTATGATGCTTTCACAGCTTCTACAGCTCAAATCGAAGAATTTGACCAAACATTTGCTTTGGAAGACTGGATGCTCTATACAGCAAAAGCTTACTACTATGGTAAAGCAAAAGACAACCATGCTTCTGCAGTAGTTACGCTTGCTAAAGAGGCTACTTCAGGAAAAGCATCAGGTAAAGCTTAAGGAGTTAGATGAGGTGTAGTGTATGGCTATTGATGTAGAGAAATTTGCTAGTGAAAATTTAGACGCTTTTAAAGAACGTATGCGTATCAGTAATAATGAGGAAGATGATAATCTTAAGCGAATGTTACGCTCTAGTATCGTAGCCATCGTGCTTCTTGTCGGTGCTACTGAAGTAGAGGATATGCTTACGGAGCTTGTTTTTGAACGTGCTCGGTATGTATATCATGATGCGTTAGATGAGTTTCAGCGTAATTATAGTTCCGAAATTGAGCTACAGTATCTTATTAATAAGTTGAAAGGGGAAAAGGACGATGATGCGTAAAAAGAGTATTAAGAGTGAGACTACCCATAACGGCACTCTTAATACGCCTGTCGAGTTTTGTTCAACTAAAGTTGCTTCTGGGTTGCATAAGCATGGGACTACAAACAAAGTTGAATATAAAGCGTGGGCGGAGATATATAACTCCTCTTTGAAGGATATTGAGATTTTGAAGAGTCGTGGGGTCAAGAAGTCCGTGACTATCATAATCCGTGACCCATATGGCGCATACCAGACAGATAATAAGCATGTCGTGATGATTCATTCGCCACGATATGCTGGGGTTGTCTGGAAAATCGAAGATATCCGTCCAAAGGGTGGATATATTACTTTTCTATTGAATGGTGATAACGATGGCGTTTAGAGGTATCAGTGTTACAGGCGTTGAGGATGTTTTACTTGCGATAAACAATAAACTTGGTAAGACACGGCGAGAAAGAATATCCAGAGAGGCTATTAACACTGCTGCTGAATTGGCTGAAAAAGACCTGAAAGAAACAACAATGGCTTTCCAAGATACAGGAAGGACTACTGATGAAACAACACATTCAAGAGCTCGTAAGATTGGTGGAGAGTTCTACCAAGTTAAAGTCGGTTGGGGACCTGGTTCTCGTTGGCGATTAGAACATTTGAATGAGTTTGGTTTTGTTCGGAATGGTCGCTCGTATCCACCGAATGGCAATATCCGAGGTTTTGGTAAACTTAGGGTTTTTGCTGAGGAACAAAAAACAGTTTACGTGGAACGTATGGAAGATAAATTGAAGGAGTTGGCTCGATGAGTATGATGGATAAAATTTTTGAAGAGTTTCTGAAATCTGACAAGCTAAAGGCTATTGATGATTTTGGAGGAATTAAGGATTTTGTAAGACCAGAAGGGCTTGATTCTGACGCTTCAAGTGTCGTGATTATTCCTTTAATGAGTCCTGCACAAGCTAGTTTTGGTAGTGATACGCCTCTACGTAAGAAGTTTTTATTTCAGATTAACGTAGAGACGACTGATTACGATGAGACAAAATTGGTCGCTAGAGAGGTTGAAAAGGCAATGCTTGCATTGTCTTTTTTTCAACAATCTGGCGGGTTAGATGAATATTTTGAGGAAACTGGGCGTTATGTTGATGCCCGAACATATCGAGGCTTTAGCGATATGTATGATTTAGATTATTAGGAGGAAAACAATGACTTTAGTCGGTTTTGAAAAAATGAAAATTCGCATTCTTGATGGTGCTGCACCTAAACTAGGTGAAAATCTTTTTGTAATTGAAGGTAAAAAAGGTGAAGGTGCTACTCAAACAGCAAATATCACAGGTCTTTCAAGCGAACCCGTGAAAACTTATGGTAGTAACTCTGCTTACTACACTTCTCGTAAAGGTGTAGGTGATGTAAAAGCTGAAATTACTGCAGTGGATGTACCTTTTGCGGTGCAAAACGCAATTCTTGGTCGTAAAAAGAAAAACGGCTTGACTGTAGGTGGAGCAGATACTGAACCACCATTGTGTTCAATTGCCTTCTTCTCAGAAGACCCACACGGTACTGAATTTGGTATTGGTCTATATTGTGGTGTGTTTGCTATGGATGGCATCGAACTTAACACTAAAAAAGGTGAAAAAGAAGAGCTTGCTAGCGATAGCTTGACATTTACTGCAGAAGGTAGCGATGCACCAGAAAGCAAAGGGGATTACTACGCAATGGCTGCTGGTGAAGAAGAAATTGCTTTGCTTGATAAAGCTATGCAATTTGAAGTTAAAGCTACTGCGTAATTTAAGGGAGTTTGTGGAGAGGTTTATCCTCTCCTATTTTTTTGAAAGGAAAGAAAGATGACTAAACTATCAATTACTTTATTTGACGAAAATGGAGATAAGGTTTCTTACGAACAAGATAAAGTTCCAGGTAAACGTGTATTGGATTTCTGGGAGTTGCAAGAGAAGTATGCTAATCCAGACTACACGCCTAAACAAAATCTTTTAGACCGTGTGGACTTTGTTGCTTCACTATTTGACCAAAAAGCTGTAACACCAGATGCTATTTTGAATGGTTTGAACGCATGGGAGCTTGAAGAAACTGTCGACAATCTCATCTTGAAAGCTGTAGGGGTACGTCATGAAGACGACCCAAAGGAGCTGGTATCTCCCCTAGAGAAGGAAAAGAGCGATTCTTAGGTCTAGTCAAAGATTTAACAACTAGTGGGAACGGTTTTACTGTCAATGATGTGATGGAAACGGATTTTCAAACATTGGTTGATGTTTTGAATGCTAAATCATCAGAAGAAAGTAAGAAAGAACAGTCCGTAGTACCACTAAGTGAATTTGTACAAACTGTAGGAGGAGGTTAAAAATGGCGACACCGTTAGGTAATATGGTTGTCCATCTAGGTCTTGATAACTCGGGATTTCAATCTAAGTTAAGACAAACGACTGGGAGTATCAAAAGCTTCAAAAATGACATCAAAAAGATGGAAAATCAACTCAAAACAAGTCAAGCGATGTCTAAATATGCTATAACTGGTCGTGAAGCTTTTAAGGCGTACGGTTATCAAGTTAAAGACCTTAACCGACTGATTACTACACATTCTCAGTATCAATCTAAACTAGTTGGCGATTATAATAGAGTCGCTGCTGGGACTCGTGGACTTGCCGATGATTTAAAAGCTACTAATAAACAATATCGTGAAGCAAAGGGTCTTTATGGCGAAAATAGTGAAGAAGCTAAAGCTTACGCTGTTCGTTTAGATGAAATCAAAGGGGCTATGGAGTCTGGGACTAAACAAGCGGAGAACCTGGCTAGAGAATATGAGAATAGTCGCCAAAAACTTTTTCAATATCGCTCAGAGTTAAAAGAAGCTATTGAGACACAGTATTCTCAACATAGTCTAACTGCTCGTTTAGGGAAAGGTTTGACGACTATCGGTAATGGTTTGTCTACAGTTAGTCAGAAAACTCGTGGGATGACAGTTGCTATAGGGACTGGGTTTGCGGTCGCAACAAAGAGTGCCTTAGATTTTGAAGATGGTATGAATACTATTCGTGCTTTGATTGCTGATGATGTTCCTGCTCAGCAAATGAACTCTGTAATGAACCAATTGAGTCATTCTGTTAAAGAATATGCTACAACGTATGGTATCAGTACAGGTGAGGTCATCGAAGGTATGCAGGAGATGATTCGCCGTGGTTATGATGTTAACCAAACCATGGCAGCAATGCCTCATGTTCTTCAAGCAAGTAAAGCTTCGGGGGAAGACTTTGGTACTGTTATGCATGCCACAACAGCTATTCTGGAACAGTTTAATTTAAAAGCTGAGGATACACAACGTGTTACAGATAGTTTGACTTATGTCGCCAATAAAACTGCCTCAGACTATTCTTCATTAGGTACCGCTATGGAATATGTAGGTCCGATGGCGGCTACTGCGGGGATATCTCTTGAACAAACTGCAGCGGCGATTGGTCTTCTGTCTCAGCGTGGTATTGAAGGTGAAAAAGCAGGTACTAACTTACGTGCGATGTTAACAACACTTGTCAATCCGACTGATGCAAATGCAGCAGCGTGGGAGAGAATGGGAGTATCTACCGACGCATTCTTAGCAGGAAGCATTGATTTAGCTGATGTTCTCGACTTGATTAAAACTAACACCGAAGGGATGACTGATGCACAAAAAGCAGCTCTTATCTCGCAAGCTGTAGGACGTACGGGTCAGGCAGGGCTAAATGCTATGGTTGCACAGGGTGGGGATGCTCTGCGTAATCTTACATCTGCAACAGAGCAAGCAACAGGTTCGACTAAAAAAATGTCAGACCAGATGATGGAGTCTTCGCAAAATCAATTAGCACAAATGAAATCGGAATTACAAGTTCTTGCGACCGAAATTGGAGAAGACTTGCTTCCTTATCTTGAAGATATTATCGATGAAGGGAAAGGTGTTGTTGATTGGTTTAAAAACTTAAACCCTAAAACAAAGGAAGCTGCGCTGAAATTTGCTTTATTGACTGCTGCGATTAGTCCGTTCTCAGGTGCCTTAGGTCTTCTGTTTAGTACTGGTGGCAAGACACTTTCAATGATTGCAAGTCTTTCTGGGAAAGTAAGAGGGCTAACAGCTGCATTAAAAGTTGGTACAGGCGGTGCAGCGATGGCTGGAGAGTTAGCAACTATCGGTGGTGCTGCTGTTACAACAGAAAGCAGTGTTGGTCTTCTTGGTGGTGCGATTGCAGCGCTTGCTAATCCGTTAGGTATCACAGTAGGAGCGCTTGCTTTGGCTGGTGGTGGGCTATTAGCTTATGAAGCTTACCTTGACCAAGGACGTGCTCGTACAGAAGAGTGGGGGACTGCTGTAAGTAATGTAGAAGCTGACCAGTTGTCACGTTTTAAAGCGAAAGTTGATGAAACTAATGAATCAATGTACCTTTTCGGTACAAAGGCTGGTGACATTGATAAAGTTAAAGAATCTGTACAACAGTTGGCGGAGGCAGTTAAAGAGCTTAACAATGACCATCTAAATAAAGATATTGACTTAGCGAACAAGCTTGGTTTAAGTGATACTGTAATAGAAGGGTTAAAAAGTCGTGCTAATCAGGTCAACGATAATATCCAGACAATGTCTGATGAGGTTATTGCTATTTATGAAAAACATAACAATGATACTAGTCAGTTAACTGAACAAGAAAAAAACATCGTCTTAAATAATCAAAATGAGATGATTAACAAACAGTTAGAATTGATGAACTTCTCAGCTAAAGAACGTAAAGCTTTACAAACTGCTATTAACGGAGACTTCGAGTCTTTAAATAAGACACAACAGGATAAAGCTATAAAAAATGTTCAGAAGATGCTTGACAATGAAAATGATGCATACAAAAAGAAAAAAGGTGAACTAAAAGAAATCCTTAAACAATTTGGGGATGATGAAAGCAAGCTATCTGAGAATGAAAAAAATGCTCGTAAAGAGGTTTTGGATGAAATAGATAAATTGGAAGCTGACCACGCAGCTAAAAAGGATGCTTATACAAAACAAATTGCAGACATGCAACAAAAAGTTTTTAAACAGATGGGGCTAGATGCTAAAGAGTCAGCCCTTTCTATGGAAGCTATTGGAAAAGTCATGGAAGAAAATGGGCTTACTTATGAACAAGCTGTTGAGAAGATGACAAAAGCCTCAAGTAAAGCTGTTGATAATAATAAAATGTGGGCTCATTCAACGGCAGATATGACAGAAGAAACAAAAACTGCCAATGCTACATGGAATAGTTTGGTTTGGCAAGATGGAAAAATAAAAACCAATGCTCAAGAAGTTCTTCAAGAGGCGCTTAATGCTGAAGATGGGTGGAACAGTATGAAGTTTGTTGTTCAAAATGCAGAATTGGACTCTAATGCTGTTTTTGCTGTAGGTCAAGCTTTAATAGCTACAGACCAGTGGAATGGCTTGTCTCCAGAAGATAAACAGTTGATTATTGATAAAGCTCCAGCTATGGGGGCTATCAATGAAACAGCTGAGAATATGGAGGCTTGGAAACAAATCCCTGACCCAATCAAAAATTTCTTAGCACAAGATGACGACTTCTTGAATAAAACCAAAACCACAAAAGAGGTGCTTTCTAACTGGCAAGAGTTACCTGATGCTGTAAAAAATTTTTTAGGAAATAATAGCAACTTTCTTACTAGCGCAGACGAAGCTAAGCAATTCCTTAAATCTTGGGATAATATGCCTGAAATAGTTAAAAGTCTTTTAGGTGATAATAATAACTTTGTATCAAGTGCGGATGAAGCCAAAACTCTACTGAACACTTGGGATAATATGCCTGAAAAAGTTAAGAAAATGCTTGGTGAAAATAAAGATTTTAAAGAAAAAGCAGATGTAGCAGTAGATACTTTAAGAAACTGGAATTCTTTATCACCCAGTGTTAAAGATTTGATTGCTAACAATTTAGCTTCTATGCCAGCCGAAGATGCTCAAAGAGCTGTAGATGCTTTAACTGGTAAAACAGTGGATTTGGATGCATTGAACAACACGCTTCCGGGTGTAAATGATGCGGTAACTTCCGTAGGTAGTTTTACTGGTAAAACTGTTTCATTATTAGCGATGGATAATACAACAGGTACTGTAGTTATTACACAAGCCAAAATAGACAGTGTGCAACAAAAAAGAGCTGCTGAACTAAAAGCAAAAGATAACACTGCACAAGTTAGGTCAAGTGTGCAAAGTGGTATTAATGCTATTAAGCAACAATATCCAGTGGCTATTGAAGCCGCTGACCATATTACTAGCGCAGTAAGTGGATGGATGGCTAGACTTCCTAAATCACATACAATTAACATTGTTGCTAACGTTGCTGGAAAAGTAGCAAAAATATTAGGGTTTGAAAACGGGACAAACTATCACCGTGGTGGTTTGGCAATGGTCAATGACCAGAAAAATGCGAACTACAAAGAGTTGGTAACACTTCCAGGTGGTGTAAGTTTTATCCCAGAAGGACGCAATGTTATTTTGCCTTTGCCACGAGGTTCTAAGGTCTTAAAGGCAAGTAAGACTAAGTCTTTGATGCAGAAATACGGACTTCCTAAATATGCTAATGGGGTTGGTTACTCTGCAAACTCCCCACTATTTAAGGCGATGGATAGTGTGCAACAGAAAATTAGTGTTACACCAGCTCCAGAGGTGAACATTGATAATGCTCAGGTTCTTTTGATATTGAAAGAAATTGCTAATCTTTTGCGTGATGGGAATAAGAAAGTACCTGTAGCTAAGGTTTATATGGATGGAGAATTAATTACACGTAAGGTGACTGAAGAGCAAAATCGTAGGTCACGTATTGATAGTATTATGAAAGGAGTACCAATTTGAGTTTTAGAGGTGTAACGGCGACTTATAATGGTGTTGATTTATCAGACTATTGGGAGTATATCACCGATATTCGCCGTGATGCAGGAAATGAAGATAATCTTGTGACAGAGGATACTCCTAGATTAGGTGAAGAGCTTATGCGTATTTCTCGAGGCGCTAAGATTATCGAAGTTGAGTTTACTATTTGGTCAGATGACAGAAACAAAGTAAAACGTCAGCTCGCTAAAATTTTTAGGGTTGATTCACCTAAGAAACTAATCTTTTCTGATGAACCTGATAAGTATTATTGGGCAATAAAATCTGGAAAGATTGAGATGCGTGAAGATATTCTTAAACGTTCTACTGGGACAATTACTTTTTTTGTTGAAGATGGTGTTGCTCACTCGACAACTTATAAACGATACGATAATCCAACTGTATCTGGAAATAAAATCACTTTTGAGATTGATAATGAGGGGAGTGAGAATGCTTATCCGATTATTAAAATCAAACATAATTCCGAGAATGGTTACATCGGCGTTGTAAATAGTACAGGTGCTCTTGAAGTAGGTAACAAACAAGAAGTAGATGGGGAGATGGCTCAAAAAAATGTCACTCTTCATAAAAATGCTGGTGGTGACTTTTCTGATTGGGTGGATGGCACACAGAATTTTGAAAACCCACATAAGATTGTCAACACAAGGATGACTTCTGATAAAGCTTTTGGTGGGCGTTTAGGTGTGCTACCTGATAGTTTTCTAACTAGTGGTGTAGCAGGTAGTCTTCAGTATGGTGCGGTAAAAGAATTACCGCTTGCTGAGACTGCTAAGAACTGGTATATCTGGGCAAGGGCTTGGTTTGAAACAGGACTGATGGGACAAACAGGCGCTTGGTGTTTGACTGTCATCGATGAAGAAGACCATCTTATTGCAGGTATGGCGATTGAAAAAACAGATGCTTCTGGGAATACCGCTCAGATTCGTTTCCTTTTAGGGGATGGTAACGGCGGTAGTCGAGTAATGCAAACCATTAATTTCACGCCGTGCCTATGGTTCCCACCTAACCCATATGGTTCTGAGGGACGACAAGAAAATAAAGATGCTAACATGTTTGACTTGTTAAAAGAAGGAGACACGATTAAATATTATTGGTATGGTTCTAGTTTCCGCTACTCAGATGCTAGGATTAGGGACAAAAATGCTAAGAAGGTTCAATTCTTTGTTGGTCAATATACTGGTCGTAATGTAACTGACCGCATGGTTAGTATGCACTCCATTAATTACTTTACTTTTGAAAAACTTCATGTTGATTATTGGAAAGATGTTCCTAACCGTTATCCAATGGGGTCGAATGTTGTTTTATCTAGTGAGGATGTAAGTATTGTTGTGGATGGTCTAAATAGGCAAATGGACTTTGTCTATGGGTCAAAATTTATTGAAATCCCTCCTGGTAAGTCTACTTTGGAGATTTATACATCAGATTGGTGTAAGAAAGCTCCAGAAGTAACGGTTGAATTTGAAGAAAGGTGGTTATAATTGAAAACATTTTTTCAGGTTCCAACAATAACAATTCATGACCCACAGCTTAGGATTGTAGGGGTTATTGATAACGACAAACCGAATAGTATTCACTTTTTTGATGATAAATGGGAACGAGACCTAGCAACTGGTGCTAGCGTCTTTTCTTTTTCGGTTTATAAGAAATTTACAGCAGATAATGAGCTTCAACAGAATCCTACAGAAGTACTAAGAAAACGGAATTTTATTTCTTTTGATTACAAGGGCGAGACGTTTCTTTTTACTATATATAAGATAAAAGAAACTCGTACAATGCTTGAGCTAGAATGTCGTAATCTTAACCTTGAACTTATTAATGAAGATGCGATTCCTTTTAAATCTGACCAGCCGTTAACGTTTAAACAATACGCTGAGAAGATGGATTTGCTTAATTTTACGAAGCTAAGTATTGGGATTAATGAGATTGAGTCTTACACACGAACACTGGAGTTCACAAATTCTGAAACTAAGTTAGCACGTCTGCTAGCTTTGCTTTCTAAATTCAATGCTGAACATGAGTTTAAGACATTCTTGAACTCAGACGGGACACTGAAAGAGTTTAAGATAAATGTTTACAAAGAGTATGACGGTGATAATTACGGAGTTGGTAAAAAGCAAAAAAATATCATTTTGTTAGGGGAACGTCACCTAACTGATATTACACGTACAGTTGATTATGACGGCTTGTTTACAATGCTTGTTCCTACAAGCTCACAGAGTGTATCTGATGAAAAAGAAAAGGCTGATGAACATGGTCAAACGGTAACTACGGTGAAAAATCCAGATGGTTCGACTACACGAACAACAGTTTGGAAAAACTCAGATGGTTCACAAAGTAAGACGGTCATCAATACAAGAGTGATTAAAAACGCTGATGGTAGTACCACAACCATTAAACGTACTGAGAAGGCTAATGGTTCTATTCTTGAGACAACAACTGTCCGTACATCAAAAGGTAATACTAATTCTACGACAAAAGTATTAAAACAAGCGACTAGTAATAAGGATACTGGTGAGAAAGAGCTTATTGACTTAGGGTCAATGCCTGACTGGGAAGTAAAAAACAGTGAAGGTGAGGTTGAGTTTTATAAACGAGGAGCTTCACTATATGCTCCAATAGCTGCAAAACTATATCCGTCTACTTTCACAACAGCGACTCAGTCGGACCAATGGATTCGTAAAGATATCAGCTATGATGCTAAAACTTCTGAGGAGTTGGAGCAGATGGCGTTTAAGGATTTAAAACTTCATGCTTATCCAGCTATTACATATGAAATTGAGGGATGGACTGACCTTGATATTGGTGATAGGGTGCCAATTCAAGACGATGAGTTCAGCCCTATTTTGATTATCGAAGCCAGAGTTACAAAACAAGAGCTCTGTTTTACAAGACCGGAAAATAGTCGCACAACTTATGATAATTTTAAATCGTTAAGTAATAACCTTTCTGCTGATATTCAAGTACGTTTGGCTGAGATGATTGAAGAAGTCAAACCATACACTATTAAATTGTCAACAGATAATGGGACGACTTTTAAAAACGGTACTGGGGAGAGTGTCGTGAAAGCTACTCTTTTTAAAGGAGAAAAACAAGTCTACACAGATGTGAGCTGGCGCTGGGCTCTCGATGGTGAGGTTCAGGTTGCAATGCAATATCTATTGAAGGCAAAAGATATTGAGAATACAGCGGTGCTTACTGTATCAGGATATGTTGAAAACAAAGAAGTAGCGACTACAGAGGTTACTGTTACTAACTTGGTTGAGCCAACAAGCCTAGTTATCAAAACAAGTAATGGGAATCTATTCAAAAACAATTTTATCAACACTACGCTTACAGCAACACTTTGGCGTGGTGGCAAAGAAATTGATAAGGATGGCAAAGATTATAGCTATATTTGGACAAAAACAGATGATGAAGGTAATCCTGATGAAATCTGGAATCAAGACCATAGCTACTCACAAAAAACAATTGAAATCACACAAAAGGATGTATTTAGAAGAGCTCAATTTGAATGTAATGTTGAGCCCCTCGGTTAAAAAGGAAAGGAAATTTAAAAATGGGAATTATTTCAAGTGGACAAATTACAATCACAGACTTATCAGATGCGCCCGTACTAAGCGCTTTTATCACAGCTAGTCAAACGACTACACAAGTATTTGACCAAACAACAAACGGCTACAATCCATCATATGCAGGAAATCCACAAGTATTGACCCTTAATTTAACTAAAGCGGGGCAAACAGCTTCAATTATTGGTCAAGTTGGTAAAGTATCTTGGTATGAATATAATGGTTCAACTAAAACGGCTATTACAAGCACGTCTGACAAAGATAATCAGTATTTGACTGGCTCACACAATGAAGCTTTACACACTAAGGTCAACGTGCCAGCGAATGCAGGGGCAAAACGCTATGAAGCTGTTGGTACATGGACCGACCCAGTTACAGGTTTGAAAGTTGATTTTCGTGCACAAATTGATTTGCTAGCGGTTCAGCTTGGTAAACAATCGCTTGTTCTAAATGTGTATACAGGTAAAGGTAATACATTCTACAACAACCAGCCAGGTAGTCTAACTGTCAATGCTGACCTTTACAAAGGTAACAACCTTTCAGGCGGAAACAAACAATTCAAATTCTTCTATTTTGATAGTTCGGTTTCAGCGACTAATTCAGCTGGTTACGATGCGGACGGTGGTCTTGGATGGCACCTATGTTCATCGACTACAACAGGACAAACACCAAACGTTGAACCATCAGCTAATACAACTGCTCAAGGTATCCTCACAGTGACACCAGATAAAGTTACAAACTCGCAAACATTTAAGGTTGTCTGCATCGACAAAGTTGGTGGCACTAATGGTCAAAAAGCTATTGGTGTTGCGACAATTCTTGACTTTTCAGACCCAATTGTAGTGGTAGTTGAGTCAACAGCTGGTAACACGTTTAAGAACTCATCTGGTTCAACAACATTGAAAGCACGTCTTTATCGCAAAGGTGAAGAGTTGGATGCAGACGGTTCTAGTAAAGCTTATACATATAAATGGTCACGCCGTGATAAAAATGGAACGCTGGATGCAAACTTTGGTGGTACTGGAAATCAATATAAAGTTGGTAAATCTATTACAGTCTCAGCTAGCAATGTTAGCGACAAAGCAACATTCTTCTGTGAAGTGTTTGAGTAAGGAGGTATGAAATATGATTAGAGCTGAAATTGAACTAGGCGGAAAGCTTGAAGTTGTCCATGTTGATGTCAAAACGAAAGAAGAAGCAATCGAATTCCTACTTTCTAAGCAGTTTGGCTTTCTGACTCAAATTTGGAAATTAGAAGAGGTGAACGATGAAACTAATAGCATCAAATCAGATGACGCTAACAAATCTAAAGGAAAAGGCGATTGACCGAACTGAGATTACATTTTGGCACGGCTTATCCGCAACTAAACACCCGCTGGGTGTTTATGATTGCGGTGGTCGTGACCACTATTGGGCAAATGAATTTAACGTAACCAGCGGTAAGACGTACACGGTGCGTGTGATTGCCAAACAGACAAAAGGTTCAATTCGTCTTGCAGGTGGAATCTGGTATACAGCTATGACGTCAGGACACCCATATGACTCATACGCACCTTTTACTTTGGTCGGTGAAACTAGTGAGGATGGTCTAGGTATATACGAGCGGAAACTTGTTGTAGCAAGCGGTAAAACCAAAGCGAAAATATATATTCAGCTTGAGCAAACTGCAGGCGGTGGGTATTCAACGGCTTGGCGTATATATGATGGACAGGTTTTTGACGAAAATGGTCAACCACTTGTCACTGACCAGAATAATTTTGGTGCTTTAACAAGTCCAATGGCTGCACCAGATGGCACGTACATCTGGAAACGAACTATCACGTATTATACGGACGGAACAAGCAGTACTGTCTGGGAATACAGTGGAGTTGGTGCTAAAGGTGATACAGGGGCGAACGGTCAAACCTCGCACGTACATTTTGCGTTTGCCGACAACGCAACAGGCGGCGGATTTAGCTTGACTACGCCGAAAGCATATATGGGCTGGTATGCTGATTTTAACGAGACAGCAAGCAACGACCCAACGAAATACAGGTGGGGCAAGTGGAAAGGTGACCAAGGCGCGCCAGGGGGTAGAGGTGATGACGGAAAAACGTCTTATCTCCACCTTGCTTTTGCAAGTTCGGCAGACGGCAGAACTGGTTTTAGTTTCACGGAATCTGGTCAACAGTATCAAGGCTATTACACCGATTTCACGCAATCTAGCAGTACAGACCCAACTAAGTACACTTGGATGGATAGGCGTGCTGGTATTGAAGTTGGCTCAAAGAATTTGTTGCGTAAAACAGCAGTAAACACTGAAAATCTAAAACTTTTCGGCACAACAGATACAACTGTTAGCGTTGTTGAGAAGGATGGGCATCAAGTATACAAATTAGTAGTTTCTGGGTCTAGTAATGCAGGCGCTTATTTCATCGGTAATAGCGATTATTACAATCTTGTCAAAGACCGTAATTATACATTTAGCTTCTGGGTTTTGACTAATAAAGATAAAAATTTCAACATGAATAGCTTAGGTCATATTCAAGCCGTTAACACTAATAGTGATAAAGTTGGAAACGATAGTGTACACCAACATACACAGCCTGTGTACAGCACAAATATTATAAAAGCGAATACGTGGACAAAAGTTTGGCTTACCTTTAAGCCTACATCAAATAGTTATTTTAAACCGTATTTCTGGTATCTGAGGGCTGATGACGAAATCTATATCTATGACATGATGCTGAATGAAGGTACTGTACCTCTTTCTCACAGCTTAGCTCCTGAAGATACACAAGAACAAATTGACAGTAAAGCAGACCAAGCGTTGACGCAAGAGCAGTTGAATGCGTTGGCAGAGCAAAACAACTTAGTTAAAGCCGAAATGGAAGCTAAAGCAACTGTAGATGAAGTTAATAAGTGGATTACAGCTTATCAAAACTATGTTAGTAACAACGACAAGTTTAAAGGTGATTCTGAAAAAGCCTTGCAAGAAGCGTCAGCCCGTATTCTGCAGTTAAACACTGATGTAGGTGCTTTGAAACAACAATGGACTTTTATCGATACATACATGACCGTTCAAAATGAAGGTTTAATAATCGGTAAGTCTGATGGTTCTGCTTATGCTAAATTCGCAAACGATAGAATCAGTCTATTTTCAGGAAGTAGTGAGGTCATGTATATCTCACAAGGTACTTTGCATATTGAAAACGGTATTTTTACAAAAACAATTCAAATCGGACGTTTCCGCTTTGAGACGCACCCAGCAGATAAGAATATGTTGGTATTACGATATTTAGGAGGTTGATAAATGGCAACAGCTACATTTAGCGGTCAGTATGGTCATAATATGACGCTTGAAGTGTGGTCTGGTTGGAACAAGCAAGACGTAGCTAATAATAGGTCAACGGTCAATGTACAAGCAAGACTTATTACAAATGGTTATGCTTCGATGTGGGGTGTAACAGCTGACTTAACTATAACAATCAATGGTGGTTCGGCTATCGAACATCCAGGAATTAATATTGGTACTGGTTCAAGTCAGTTGATTTTCGCTCATGATTATGTTGTTGGTCACAATAATGACGGTTCTAAAACTGTTGGTATTAAGATTTCTGTCAACCTTAATACAGGTGGGTATGGTAGTTCAATGGTTGCATTTGACCTTAAACTACCAAATATTCCCAGAGCAAGTTCAGGCAGCGTCACATCTGGTGACTTAGGGACACCTGTCAAGATTTCAATTGACCGCAAAGTTAGTGCGTTTAAACACACTTTAAGATACGACTGGAACGGTGTCACAGGAACAATAGCAAGCAATGTTGATACGTCTTATTCGTGGACATTGCCAATGAGTTTTGCGGATAAAATTCCAAACGCAACATCTTCTTGGGGACGTATTTTTATTGACACTTATAACGGTTCCACAAAAATCGGTACAAAGGAAGCTACATTTACAGGTAACGTCCCAGCAAGTGTTAAACCAACACTTGGTAGTATTACGTTGGATGACACGAATACGAATGTCAAAAATCTAATAAATACATCAAACACATTTGTGCAGGTTTTGTCTAATCCAAAAGTTACTTTCAATAATGCAAAAGGTTCTTACAGTTCTACTATCTCAAATTATCATGCTGAGATAGTTGGTAAAAATCAAGCGATTACAAGTAACGGTGAAAGTTTTGGGATGCTTAATTACAGTGGAGAGGTCACAATACGAGCGACTGTAACAGATAGTAGAGGGCGGACATCAGACCCTGTAGAAGTCAAAGCTAATGTTTTGGCGTATTTTACCCCACAACTAAGCTTTACGGCACAACGTAGTGGCTCATCTGGAACAACTGTAACAGTAACGAGAAACGCCAAAATTGCGCCTCTCACGGTCGGAGATAAGCAAAAGAACACGATGAAACTTGTCTTTAAATACAAGAAACATTCAGACACAACTTTCACCGCTGACACTGGTAGCGCAGGCGGAACATGGGCAACAGTTAGCACTCTAACTAATTCTCAGGCAAATCTGGGAGCAACGTTTAGCTCACTAACGTCTTATGATATTGTCGGGACTATCTCAGACAGCTTTACCAGCTATGATTTTAGTGCAACGGTCGGAACTGAAACGTATCCACTAGCACTTAGACCAGATAGCGTAGGACTTGGTAAAACGCCTGAAAATAAAGGTGTGGACAGCGCTTGGCAATATTTTTACAACAACAAGCCTATTCAACATCATCAAGTGACCATAAATGATGGTCAAGCTATATTACTCGCAAAAGGTACAGACTTAAACACAATTGTCCATACAGGTTTTTATCGAGGTGATGGGCTTGTAAATAAACCGTCAGGGTCTGGCGCTCATACATGGACGTGGATAAAAGTTAGCAAACACGACAGCTGGGGTTCTTGGGTATTGCAAGAAGCCATTGATTTTAATGGTAAAGTATCTGCTTTTCGAGTTAAAAAGAACGAACAAGGTTGGACAGCTTGGCAATATAACGCAATCCAAAACACAGTAGCCGAATTTACGGCGGTCAATCAGACAAAAGTGTATAGTGCTACTTTGGCTGGTCCTTATGGGTTAGCATTGCAAGCTAGACGAGTAGGGAATTTAGTGTCAGTTACTTTAGATGCCGCAATTTCATCGACAGATTCTCGCGCTGGAACTGCAAATGAAACTATACCAGTTGGTTGGCGTCCTTGTAAAACAGAAGTTATTATTTCTGCTGGTTTTGCAGGGGGTGGAACTGGTACACAAATGTGGACTGGTGAAAGCTTCTGTCGACTTTTTTATTACTCGAATGGTAAGATTGACTTTACAATTCGAGCTAGTGCTAAACCACTTGGTGTGTACGCAAGCGTTACATGGATTACCACAGACCCATTTCCATCATAGAGAGGAGAAAATATGGAATTAAAATTTGGTTCAAAATCACAAGAATTTGCAGTTGATGGTACGGTTACGGGTGCTAAAGTTACACTTGTAACCGACAGTGGCGGTTATTTGCCAATCATGCTCCCAGCTGACAAAATCGGTCTATCAAATGATGAGTTAGAAAAGCTCGCTTTAGATGTTGTGTATCGCAAGAATTTTCGTGACAAATACGAAAATGAAAAATTTGCTGAGTATGACAGTACTATCAAAGAGTTGAAAGAGTCATATGAGACGGCTGAGAAAATGGCGAAAGTAGCCACAGCTACACTAAATGACTTAATCAATCAAATGTACGCTGACGAGGTGCCAGCAGATGAAACTACTACAGAAAATTAAAAACACATTTTTAGGAGGAAGAACAATGATGATTAATTATTTTGCAATGCAAATCGAACTTGGGTGGATTACTATTGAAACAGTTCCTAAACGTTTCCGTAAACAAGTCCAAGAGCTTGTAGACCTGTCACACGCAGGACTGCAAGACGATAACGCCAAATAGGCTTAGTTAGGCGTGAGGTTATGGAACAGAATGTAATACATGAGGCTATGCAGACCACATGGACGATTGATAAGATGGGTGGGGTTTTGGCGGTAGCCATTATCCTCATTGTCTTACTATTAATCAGTGCCATGACGTGGGTGATTAAGAAATTGGTGACAGGATTCCAGGAGACCAACAAAGAGCTGTTAGATTCCAATAATAGAATTGCAACTGAAAATCAGAAGCAGATGGCAAGATTGACCAAAGCAGTTAATAATCTTTCTTCTGAGACTCGTAGAGATATTTCAGTTCTTCAAGAGAAGGTAGATGGTCTGGAAGACATGGTGAAAAATACACAGATAACTTAGCGTATACGCAGTAGTGCGCAGTAAAACGCAGAAAGGAAGAAGAAAATGAACGATGTAATTTTACAAGGTGTTATGCTTATTTTAACTGGTTTTGCAGGATTTATTGTTAAAACCGTGAAGGACTATCTTTTTAAAGAGGGTGGAGAAAAAGCACTTAGAATTGTTGAAATCCTTGCTAAAAATGCTGTTCATGCAGTTGAACAGATTGCCCGTGAGGATGAAGACGGTGCCAAGAAGCTTGAAGTCGCTAAGGCTAAAGTAAAAAGAGGTTTAGAAAATTATGATATCTATTTGACAGATGGACAGATTGAAATGTTCATCGAGGCAGCAGTCAAAGAGATGAATAACAACTGGAAAGGAGAAAAGAAATGAGTAGAATTGAAACTAGTATTGCTGAAATGTATAACTTACAACGTATTCCTGTACATTATGATATGGGTGACCGTTATGGGAACGATGCTGACCGAGATGGATTGATTGAGTATGATTGTTCATCAGCAGTTAGTAAAGCTCTGGGAATTAGTTTGAGCAATAATACAGAGTCACTTAAGAGCAACTTGCCTAAAATTGGGTACAATTGTTTTTATGATGGTGTAGATGGTACATTTGATGCTGTTCGTGGGGATGTCGTTATTTGGGGTCCTCGTGATGGTTCAAGTTCACTTGGTGCATTTGGTCATGTTATGATTTTTGTGGATGGTTCAAATGTTATTCACTGTAACTATGGTTCAGATGGTATCACGGTCAATGACTATAATTATCTATGGCAAATCAATGGGCGCCCTCGTGAAACAGTTTTCCGTGAGAATGCTGATGCTATCAACCAAGAACCAAAACCAAGTGGTAGAAAAGTTTACCAAGTTAATGCAATGGAATTTGTAAATGGTATTTGGCAAGTGAAATGTGATTATCTATGTCCTGTTGAGTTCAATTGGAACGATAATGGAATTTGTGTAGGTGATATTGATATTGTTGATAAGAACGGAAATCTTATCGCTGACCAGGAATGTAGAGTGGGGTCTTACTTTGTATTTAACCCTAACAAGATTCTGTCAGATAACGGCGGAGCCTACGGTACTGGTGGCTACTATTGGAGAAACTTTACTTTTGCAGAAGGTGGAGAAGCGTGGTTGTCTACATGGGATAAAAACGATTTACTCGGATAAAAATCTCCCTAACATTCCCTAGTCTTTGCTGACTAGGGATTTTTTTGCTACAATAGATAATGTAAGGAATTGAGAGGTCTTACATATCTGGCGATAGTGGGCTGATAAGCGCACGTTAAAACAAATATACGGCTGAACTGAACGGGGGCTAGCAAGGCTGGTCTCTTTGTTTTTGTCCTCGAATGTTGCTCAAAGTTATGTCTTGACTATTTCTTATGTTATAATGAATATATCGCAAGTTTAAAACAACTAACTAAATAATTTAGTGCAGATTGTTTGACAGCATGCTAAAGTTATATGCTTAATAACTCGTTACGCTAGTGGTGGGATACTGCTACTAGATAAGTAATCAATCTTAGATTGTTGCGAAGTGAAAGAATAGCAAGAGTGCGTATAACGTGGAGGGTATGTGTAATTAGGCTAAATCTAAACGGTGGTGGCGACAATAGACGCTCCAGTGGAGAATAATCCTACAAGCCCAAGCTTGACCACTTGAAGTAAGTAGGAAACTGTCAAAATAAGCCATTATGCGCATTGACGGGTGAAAAGCTCGTTGCTTACACTAAAAGATTGTACAAGTAGCCCAAAGGCGCAAGTGATAAATTGGAATATTGTCACATTACTTAATAATTCTGAATGTCGGGTGAAAGTTGGAGGTAACCAGTCCTGCCTAGTCATTAAACCTCTTAGGAAGTTGTGAGGTAGCTCCTCATAGCTCAGACCTAAGACGACTATCAGCTAATAAGTTGCATGTATCTGAAGCAGAGTGAAGGCTCATTTAGTTGGTTGTTTTAGATTTGCGAGGAAAGAGAGTAACTTAAAGTTACTCTCTTTTTTTTGCGTAGTTCCATTGTAATGGAAACTTTTAAAAATGTCCGTTATAATGGAAGTTGAATTTCAGTATATATAATAGAAGAAAGTTGTTTTTTCTTAGTCTGTTATCTTTTTTTATAAGAGAGACCCAAAAAGAGACCCAAAACGGTAAAAACGGTGATATAATAATATCTTTTTAACTCCCACCGGCTCCATAAAAACTTTTCATAGTTTAGCAAAGTTACGCAAAGAGGTTAAGCCGAGGCTTGATCTCTTTTGTTTATGTAGTTGTAAATTGCAAGACGCAGTGGTTGAGTGGGTTCTAATGCGCTGATAGACCAGCTTTTACAACCCTACTCAACTATGCGTGGGTGAGACAACGAAATCGAATTTTTGAAATTATCGATTTCTGTCTCACTCCCTTTTGTTTTTACGTTTTGCCTAGTTTTGCCTTTTGGAGAGACCCAAAAAGAGACACAAAAAAGTTTTCTTTCACTGTCAGTAGTAGGAAGACTGCGAGAATGTTTTTTGTGCTTTCACCCAGATACAATTCCAGATACAAAAATAGCCACCAGATTTTGGTGGCTATAATATTTATTGAATATTAATTTTGTTTTTTAACAAGTAGTGTGTTGCCAGGTAGAAGATGATGGCTTCAACAAGGCTCACAAGACATGAGTAAGTAAAGAAGTGGATGGTAAGGTCACTATTTAGTTCGTGGCTTCCAAATAGTTCAGATACTAATAAAATAATAAATGAAACGACGAAGTAGGCAACGAATGCCATAAGACCACGTCTATTAGCAAATAATTGACCAATTGTAATAGCTAAGTAGATGAGCAAAATTCCTGAAATAGAATAAATTGCTACCCAAAGGAAGCCAATTCCCCACTCGGCAGGAGTGAGCATTTTAGCTAATTGTGGTAGGAAGGCTAAGAAATGACCTAGCCCAAAAATCGGTATAACGAGCAATGTCACACCAATGGTAACAACGATAGTGTTAAATGCTGTCCAAATCAGTGATGCAATCAGCTTAGATAAAATGATTTGGTGAGTGGATACAGGCAAGGTTAAGGTTAAGTAACCTTCACGACCAAAGATATTTTTATAAAAGCGTCGAACAATGATTGCTAGTGTAGCAATCCAAGCACTGGCAACGACCACACCAAACATGATTGCTAAAATAATTGGAATGATTTTAGTGAAGTTGCTGGGGTTGCTTGTCGCATAGTTTTCAGCATAGTCTGTAAGTGTTTTGATGCTAAAGCCAAGAAAGAAGGAAATAGCGATAATTGACGCATTAAGTGCGAAGTACCATTTACCGACAGATTTTAGTTCGTATTTTAAAAGTTTTGAAAACAT